ATACATAAACCGACTCACACGAAAACACAGGGCCACTCGTGGCCAAAGGCTTATCATCTAATTTATGCATTTCGTAATTGTTCGAAAAGAAACCAATAAGCGTCTTTCCTTTCAATCTTCCTGAAAGAACTTCAAGCTCATCTGTCCACGCTTTCTTAAATATCTTCTTAAGATCATCATCAATACGGTTCATGACGAAGGTTTTTTCTTCTCTAAGTTCGCAGGAGCACCCGTAATGATTGGAATACCTGATAGATATGCAAAAGAATCCTTGTGCCTAAATTTTACATCAGCATCGAGTAACGCTCTAAGTGTTATGTTGCCATTTTTTGAAAAAGGATTAATTTGCAGCTCTATGCCTGCTCCCCAGTGTGCAATTATAGCGTCCTCCCATAGCCCAAAAACAAGACTAGTCTTTTTATCAGATGCTACAGGAATCATTGTTGTCACAACCGACCTGTAGCCGTTCATGAATCCCTCGCCATTTTTACCAGTTTCCCACAGCGGCATCATCGTTCCGTCTGATCTTTTTGTACCTTTCAATACTTGACGAACGTGCGGGCTACATATGTACGCCCAGCTATTGCCATCCACATTTTTACTCGTAACCTCTGCTTCCAACCATAAAATATGCTCATGCGTAAGTTTAGCAGTAATCTCATAATTGGAAATACCAGACGCTTTAAGAACTCCCTTTGGTTCATATTTATTTGCACCGCCGATAATTAAAGCATGGCTGACTTGATAGGCAATCGCTGCAAAGATATCTCTTCTTAAGAACATCTCCATGGAAAATGAGCTATTCATCAGAGTTTTTCTGGTCACAGGAATATTAGCGCCAATCGTTTCTGGGTTCAGTTCTATACTGCCAACTTTGACACCAGTCTCATTTCCATCATCAGCCTCACCGCCCCATTCTGCTGCCGAGGCTACAGTCTGCTTCGGTATTTGTAGAGTACCCGATAAATGAGTCAACCAAGTACAGCCTAATTTATCAGCTACAGTCATTGCACGCAGGGCCTCGATGAAGTTATCACCATCAACAGTGATATCTAATGCTCCTGCTACATCAGTTGTATCTACAACGCCGTCTATACCTGCTCGTGTACCCCTAATTGCCCGTGTAAAACCGCCGTTTAATATGTCTGTTGGAATAATTAGCGAGTCATCAGCAGATCTCTTGCCATATTTTTCTCCGGCCGCATCTGAAACCTCTTTTTCAAACGGAGCTAGGTCCCAATTACCCTGAGTAACCGCTTTTATTGCACGTAAAATCGAAAATTTCCGTTTTTCCTTATTTGTCAATCCGATATCGTCAGGATCAGCAACAGAACCAGATTCTTCTGGCTTTGTTCTAAGCGACTCCATAACAGACCGAGAAAACTCTTTAGTCGTTTTCTTATCTCTAATAAATTCATTAGCCATCGTCATCTGTTCAAACTCATTGCCAATAGCCAATATTTCTTCGATCCTCTGATTCTCGCTAAACATCTGCTCTTTTTCGCGCCTCAGATTTTCGATTTCACTTACCGGAGACCCGCCATCATCACCAGCCTCCGCCCCTCCTTTATTAAATCTTTTACCCATGATCACGCCCTCCTCTATCATTGTTGAAAGTTCACTATTTTTATTCTTTTTTCTTCCCAAACCAACCGATATATCTGCTGGAATGCCGGTAGTAGTAAGCTCAAATGGTGTCCATCTAAGACCATGAATTATGGGACTACCTCCATCCTCCGGTTCCTCCTCAAACTCCCATTCGTCAATCTCAAAACCCATACTAACGCCAGTTCTAAGACCATCCACCATATCATCTAAAACACCCTGGGCCATTTCACTTCGGGACATCTTAACGGTAGAATGACCTTTGCCATTTTCAATCCAACCGTCTACGCAATCCCCTAGATATCGTTGATAATTGTGATTATCATAGAAACCGGCACCTTTTTTAAGACGCTCAAAATTAACAGCGTCCTTGTCATGATTGAGCGTAATTCTAACCCAAAAGTGATCAATCAAATTATCCGACGAAAAGCTGAAAGTAATCAGTCTCTCTTTAAGATCTACTTTCCCTGATTGACCCGTTATATAGTTAAGGTCCTCATCCATGAAACGCTTATATAGCGACTTGCCCGTCTCCATATTCGCTGCCAGAAGCCTTTTGCCCATCTATAAAACCCTCCTCATATCCATCATCTTTTTCATCTTCATTTTCTTCATTCCCTGCACCATCAAAAAAGTTATCAGGTAATCCCTGTTTTTTAATAGCCTCTTGCTCTAGGTTCCATTCTGAGACTTTATCGTTAACAATATCTTCATATGTCGTGCCATTCTCACGCGCTATTTTTGTACGTGACTTAACTTTATTTTCTATAGCTACTGCACCTGCTTTCATATCCTTTAGTGGGTCCATCCATTCGTGAACTTTTCCTTGAAAAGCTGGCAGTCTGAAACTCTTAATTAGACGTATCGGCACATCAACCTCGCCGCTTAATATCGCTGGTCTAAGCCACGCCCTGTAAATTAGAAGGACTAACTGGCTAACTGTCATGGTTTGATGACAATTGAATGTAGTTCTTTCTTCGAGCTTTGCGGTTCTTTCGTTACTAAAAGAGGACCCGGTTAGATCATTACTGAGGCTTGCATAGGAAACACCAAAACCGCCAGATATTAGCTGCAATTGGCTACGAGTCATTGGTGCAAAATTTGATTGCGGGGAATTTGGGGACCACTCTTGAAGCTCCCAGCCTTCAGGTAGCACTTCAAAGCTGCCGGGGACTGCATCAACAGGAAAAAGACCTCTATCAATCTTATCTCCCTCACCATCTCCCGTTTTACCGCCTATAGAATCGGCGTACCCCTCTGATTTACGCTTAAAAAATCCCATTTTAGACGAGGCTAACAAACTAGCTTGCAACTCAGCCGAAAAATACTTTTTTAATATTCTTATGTTATCGCTTCTAACCCATGAAATGCCCCTAGTTTGACTCACTCGATCATATTTAAAAAAATGAATACAATCATCGGCCTCAATTCTCATGTATTTTTTATCTATTCCTGCATGTTGACTGGCACCTGCCTTCATTTTCGCTTGGAAATAATATGCAAGCGGCTTGCCCCATTCATCAACCTCTACTCCCATGACAATTTTTTTCTTCTTTTTATCGATATTTAATTCTTCGTCGCACAGAGCCGAGTCGATCAAACTTAGGGCAAAACCAAAATCGTTAAAGTTTGTCCCGTAGACTTTCCTTGCGAAAAATTCGCCATCCCTTGCGACAGCAACAATAGCAAGCCTGCATATTTCGTTAAACGACAGCTTACCCGCTGCATCACAAACGCCAGCTTCACACCATCTGTTCCACCCTTCTTCGATTCTACGATTGTAATCTCTTAATAATTTGCCTTCTTCATCTATAAACTTGCATTCGATCTTAAAACCGTAAGCACCAATAACGTTATTAGGTAATAGAGAGAAGAATTTTCTAATCGTATCGTTATTCTTCTCACCATCCCTAGCGTTATCCCTAAGCTGTTTCATGGAAAGATTTACATATTGATCATATTCGTCTTCTTTGCCAAATTTTCCGCCGAATCTTCTCCAAGGCGACGAATCACTGTAATTGTAATTTCGCTTGAGCCCTTTAACACTACGCTTTATAGAGCCTAAACGGTTACTAAGGCCGGAATAAGCATATCTTAAAAGATCTGTCGGAATGAAGAAATTACTGATCTTTTGAAGTATCATCTAACCCTCTTAAACTCACACACTCAATCTGGAAAGCGCGGCACTATAACCCTAACCTCAATCAACCCATTGATCCTATCTAACTCTCTTTCTGCAATTCTAAGCTCTTTCATGTAGTCTTTTTTCAAATCCGATAGATCTTTCAATTTATAACTATCGACGCTCTGATCTCTAAGCTCTGTCTTTATTGTATAACTTTGCATATCATCCGAAATCTTCCGCTTTATCGACTTATCAATCTCTTTTATGGTCGCTTTTAGATCTTTTATTATTTTCTCTATGTCTCCCTTAGGATCATCTTTTTTTGCCATTAATCCCTCACCCAAGACTTCGTGCTTCGCCTCATTCGTCGAGCTTTCATTTGCTCATCTAAAATCTTTTCTTTCGATGTTTTTTGAAGTTCATTAATGCTAGAACCACGCTCACTATCGCCCAGATTATCGATCTGATCCCGATACTTCTCAAACCTTGCTTTCTGTGCTTCAAAACGCGGAGTGATTAACCTGATCCCTGCAAGAGCCAAAACCCTAACGTCCAGCGGTTCATTTCTGATTTTTGAAGATGCTACCCAACTTGTTTTTACCCGGCCCCTAACATTTACAGTCTGTAAACGCTCACTAGTAAGCTCAGTAAAATATTTCTTGTCGTACACTTCGCTGTTTACTGGATAAAAACAGAAGTTTGCAGCGTTTTCGTCTATCACTCTAAGACAGCCATAGACAAACTTTTTTGCGCCATCTACGCCAATGGGGAACAGCTTAACTTTTCTCTTATACTTCCCGGATTGTCTTTTTGAGTATTTACCAACAACAGGCTTATCAAAGCCGCTAACGCCCTTAGCTGCGTATATGCCAAGCAGCCTCTCATTCGCTAGAACAAACCTATAAACCGTATCAGCCTCGAATCCTGAGTCTATAAATGTAGCTGATATGCTAATTTTAAAACCCCACTCATGCTGAAATGTTCTATTCATAAGATAGTTTTGAAGTAGTCTAAACGTCTCTGGATTCTCAGGTGATCCTTGTATCTCTCTATAATCGAGTGACCATGATTGGCCATTAAGACCCCATCCTACACACTCAATTGATATAAACGAACCGTTTACGTCCACACCGCAAGTAACATAAAGCACCCCTTCAGGCGCTTCACACGGGTACACAACCTTACGATCGTACAAGCTATTACTTTCAATACCTTCCGTTTGCCCTTCGTACTCAAGAGCTAGATCGGTATTAATGAATACTTGCATTTTAGATTCATCTAAAAGAGCGTCAAAATAGTTCTGAACCATTGCGCTAAGAGGATAAAAAACAGGACTTGAATATAAAGCGTTTAAATGAAAACCCATTCTTGTACGCGGCTTATCTGGATCTAAAGTGCGCCACTCACCTTTATTGAGCATTACATGCTTGTGCTCGTCTCTAATTGCTTTTCTACAGTTTACACACTCAATAAATGCAGTCTTAGGATCGTTATTTTCCCACCTTACTTGAGCCCATTCTAGTAGCTGCATTTCATTACAAAAAAAGCATGGAACATAACGCATGTGCCTCTTGCTTGTTTCGTAATATGTGCTTATCGCGCACTCACCAAGCATTGTTGGCGATGAAGCTGAATAAGAGAATGCACTACCGCTGCCTCTGTAGAGCGCCTGACGCCTTCTAGCTATCGCGTAAGGGTCGCCTTCTTTTCCGCTGCTAGCAACGATTCTACTGTGTTCATCAACAAATAAATCTCTAATACTTTTCGACGCTAAATCATTAGGTACATTGCAACCGACAAACTTCCAATAGCCATCCTCGTATTGCTTTAAATAGATAGAATTAGTTTGATTCCTCTTAGACATATCAAATTTATCGGAAAGTATTTTATTTGATTCAAGCATTGGAGTTATACGAATTTTTACAACATCTTCTTTGATGGATTCTTTTGTCGGATAGAGAACAAGCTGAGGTCCTGGATTATTAATAGCAGAGTCGAATAATATATTGTAAATACCCTCGCTCTTAGCAACCTGACTAGCCATCTTGCAAAATACTTCCTCTACTTCATCGTCATAATATAAATCTTGGATTTCGACCATATGGGGTGCTAAATCTGGATCATACATACCATGCGCAACAGAAACGTTCTGAGGTATATATCTATGCTTTCTACAAAACTCAGTGACACTCAAACGCTTTTTAGGCTTAAGGCCGTCAAGTATTTTGTCTACTAAAATTTGCAGTGCTTCAGCCATTTTTCTTTTTTGTCTTCTTTGTTTTAAATGGATCTATTATTTTCTTTTTAGCCTTCTTTGACTTAGCAGAAACCTTAGCCTTAGATTTTTTGGTTTTTGCCTTGTTTGACTTAGAAGAAACCTTAGACTTAGCTGTCTTAGTTTTCTTGATTTTAGATAATTTACTCTTAGGCTTCTTTTTAAGAATCTTTTCCTTTATAATCTTAACATCTACTTCCTCGTCTTTTTCCTCTACTTCTACCGTTTCACTAGATACATCTTGCCTAGCATCCCTAATCTCAGCCAATTCATGCTCAACATTGAAATCCAATTTAGACAGCTCAATAAAGGCACTATCTATGCTATTCCTTATAGTATTCCTGTTTTTAACGGGACTTGATTCAAGACTAACTATACTGCAAAGCGTTGCAGGCATTGTGTCTAACTTCTTTCTAAATCTCGAAATCAGCTTAAACCATATGTCTTTTACTTCTAATATTGGTACATACTCGCCCGATTTAATTGAATACTGAAGCTCTGAATTATCAGCCCTAGAATTGGTAAGCCTTTCCATAGAAGACTTTTCGCCTTTTGATTTTTTTGGCATGTATC